CTACTCGTTATCGAATAGGTCTTTTTGTGGTTTAGGGAGAGTGTTTTGAATGTCAGCTAGTATTTGATAGACCGTTGGTGTGGCAAGATCATACTTTTGAGCGAGCTGATGATGATTGTTGCCTGTGAAGTCATTCCAAATGGCCAGATTACGTTTTAGAATCTTTTCAGGGTTGGTTTTGGGGACATAGAGCATGCTGCCGCCCCAGTGCGCTGTCATTGACTGAGCGAGGTCATACGCTATCTGCTGGGCTTGCTCAGTTGGTATCTGAGCGCTGGTAGCGATAATGCCAGAACCTATACCTACCATGTCCTGCAAGAAAGCAGTGCCTAGAGAGGTGAATTTGCCGTTTGGTTTGGTGTCTGACATTACGCGCTCCGTTTAGTTTGACCTGATTAATTGAATCTTACTATAGTTGATAAAAATAAGGTGTAGGTAAGATGGCAGGTCTGCCATTTATAACCGATTATTTATTATCAATATTGGCCATCAATTGGGTGTCTTCTACTCGCTGTTGCCACTTCTTTAGAGTTTCGATGACTCGGCTGGCATCCTCTGTGCTGATAAATTGTAGTGCTGATTTGCCTGTTTGACGCTCGACGTACTTGGCTAATGCACGCTCGCTTGCGTTACGCACTGCGCCTAGATCATGCAATGTGAGCCATAGGCTGCGTATCTTACGTGATTGGGCATCGTCTGCTTGAGCGACCTTGCCCGCTGATTTGGCAGGTGTGGTCTTAAAGCCTAAGGATTTTAGATGCTCAAATACGACGACGAGTTCGCTTTTAGACATTTTGCTACAACTGTCCTTACCAGTTTGCTCGGTGAGCATGTGGCGGTAAGTGGCGTCATCAAGCTTAAGCTGGCTCTTAGCTATGTGAATGAATTGGATCAGCTTTGGTTTGTTTGGGGTACGCTGTGACATGGTTATGCTCCTATTGGGCGATTCGTTTGGTTTGGTGCGCGTCGGTGTTCATGCCATGGTTTAGCTGGGCGTCTTTGCCTACTATGCGGCCGTTATGAAAATCATTGGTTGCGGTTTTGGCTTTGCTCTTGGACACTCGGTCTACGCCGCTTGTAGACCTTAAGTCTAACTCTGAGCGCATCGCCCGCTCTATAAGTGCCATGTCAGTCGATAAAGGCACTAGTTTTCTGACCAACTGGTGCACTGTTGATACCCAGCCAAGACAAAACGCATCCGCGCGGGCTGCTTTGTTTTTGGCAAGTCTGACTCGTTTTAACTCAGTCTTAATATAGGCTTGGCGAGCTTGCTTTAGTTGACGAAATAGCGTGTCGTAAGAGTAGCTGGCAATGTCGCTGTGTGTCTCTAAACCGACAAAACACATCACGCGAATGTGGCTACGGTCACCAGTACCATTGCCCATATAATTCTGACAACCAAAAAGCTTGGCGATCATGTTGGCAAGGGCAATTTGATAGATAGGTGGATGCTTTGCAGAGCGTGTATTTGAGGCTTTAAACTTGATATCGGCTAATTCAATATCTTTCACGCTGATGTCGTGCTTTTGCATCAGTGCGTGAGCTTGACGCAGTGCCGTGGCAGCCTCATGTTCGTTACTTGATTTGCTCAGCGCTAAGCAGCGGATAATCTTATCCATGATGCGTTGTTTGCTTTGATGACTCATATGGGTTCCTTATCATGAAAGTAAAAAAGGTGGATAGCGCTAATGCGTTACCCACCTTTGTGTTTACCCAGAGGGCTTAATGATTGCTTAAGATAGCTTGTTTTGTTCCGCGCCTTGTACGGCTTGGAATAGTGCTTCCTTAGCATTAAAGCCGTAAAGCTGCCATAGCTTGCTAAAGGCATCCTGGTAAGCCAAATCTTTACCTACCTCAGCATCAAACATTGACTGGTCGATACAAGCGCTTTGACCAATGGTGTTATAACCATTCTCTAAGGTTAGGCAGCAGATGGTGACTGTCGTGCCGTCAAACTGGTGATAGGCTTCGCCTGTGATTTTGCTTTTTAATAGTTCGGGAGTTAGTTTTGCCATTTTTATAATGTCCTATAATGATGAGTGAAAAGTTGGGTACCAGATTAGTTAACGGCGTCTTTTAGGGTTTTGCCTGCACTAAAAGTGACCGCTGTCTTAGCAGGAATTTGAAGTTCTTCGCCTGTCTTTGGATTGCGACCAGTTCGGGCTTTGCGCTCGGAGGTTTTGAAAGTACCAAAGCCTATGAGCCTAACATCGTCACCGTCCATCAATGCTACACCAATAGTGCTCAAAGTACATTCAAGCACTTCTTTAGCTTTAGTTTGAGTGATTTGAGTCTCTTCAGCAATTACGTTGATTAAATCTTGCTTATTCATAATATCTATCCTTAAATTAGTTTGATTTACCAGTGTCCGACTGGCGGCGGTTAAAAACCTTTTAAAAATGTGTTGAGTTTGATATCTGTCATGGCCATTAGGTGGCCTAAGATATAGTCGTCTAAATAAAAGCCAGTACCGACAATCTGATCCAGACCATGGGTGTTGATAAAATACGTGTCGCCCTCCCACCAAACGCTCATATTCATTTTTGCTAGGCGCTCATTGAGCGACGTAACTCTGATAGTGAGCTGATAAGCAGTGTGGGCGGCCTGTATTTTTAGCTCATCAATAGTTGTCATATTCAGTGGGATGTTATTCATGTTTGCCGCCTTACACTTTGCTAAAGTCGAGCGGGATCTGGACGTATTTGCCTTTGTCGTCCCGCTCATACATGCGGATGTACTCGGTGGTACTGGCGGTTTGGCTGGCGTCTGCTATGGCTGCCATTGCTTTGAGCCATTTGGGGTGATCAAAATCATGGCGGCGCAAACCTAAAACACGGTGCGTTGATACTTTTCCTTCTTTATCAACCTGAAACGCGTCGTTTACCAGTGTCATGATTTCGGTGGCGCTGCCTGCACTCCATTCACTAATGCACTCATCAATGAGGTTTTTGGCGATCTGCAAGCGCTCATCAAAGACAATATTGTCACTCATGGCGATCTGGACTTTGTATCTGCCGTCAAAACTTGGTAGGGACACGTTGCCTTTTTTGCCACCATATTTGGTGTCGTACTCGGCTGCGGATAGTTCCAAAAAGTCATACACCAATGTAAACAGCGCCTCTTTTTCGGACTTCATTGTCTGATGTAAAGCGATGACCTTTTGCGCCGCTTGGCAAACGGTTTCGTCACGTAATTTGTCAATAGGCTTGATGGCGTCAACAGGTGTTAAGCGGCCCTTGTCGTCGGTCATGTAGTCTTTATCGTCGATGGTGGTTACGGGGCTGGTGGTTTGGTTAGTCATGGGTATTGCTCCTTTGGTGGGTTAAACATTCATAATGATGTCGCGGGTGACAGTGGGTACGCCTAGGTCTGCTGCCATATTCATTGCGCCAGTAATAAGGTTGCCGACAGCTAGCGGATATAGCAGGCTTTGCATGACGCGCCCCTTGTTATCGGTGCGCACCAAGCGGTTTACCATGGCGTCAATGCCAGACTCATCAATGATGCCGCTAAGCTCGGACTGCTTGCCCAAACGCTTGGCAAGATAGCTTGATAGTTCGCTGGGAGCTATCGGCTCTAGGGTGACAATCTCACAACGCTGGACCACTTCGCGGATAGATGGGTTTCGTTCAGACATTTTGACCGTCAGCTCGTTTTGTCCAATTAAGACAATACCTAAAAGCTTGTCGTAACCGTCTTCTAGTTCAAAAAAGCGTTTGAGGTGCTTAAGGGTTGGAATCGGTAAGCTGTGCGCCTCTTCAATAATCAGTACATGGCTGTTGCCTGCTTTGTGCGACTCACGTAGTAAGTTATGCACTTGACGGAAACGGGCTTCAGGGCTGCGCTTTGGGTTGTCGAGTGGGCTTAGCGCGTGCAAGATGGCTTCGGCAATATGCGCAGCTTTTAGCGTTTTTCCTTTCATATCGTTGTCTTCAGCGGCTAACACGTACGGCTCAATGGTGATGATGGATTGGTTCTCACGCTTGAGACGGTCAATGAGGTCACGCTTTAACGTGGTTTTCCCTGCGCCCGACTCGCCAGTGACTGCGATGAAGCCGCCATGTTTTGCGGTATGGTGCATGGCGGCGCGTACGTATGCGGTATCGCTTGACTGATAAAGTTCGTCCGCACTGCGAATGTCACTGGTGAACGGGTTGGTAAATAACTTGAACTGCTTACGTGCTGGCTGGGTTAGGGTTTGTTTGCGAAGTAACATAAGGTCTTCCTCTAAGTTATTGGTTGGTTTTGGATGGTCAAATTTGATGCCGTGATTGGTTAAAAACTGGTTAATACTGTTAACAATGACGCTCTTGGCTGACGCTGCTGGGTATTGGTCGTGGTTCAAAATCAGATTGACGGCAGCAGGGCTAACGCTTAAATGGCTGGCCAAATTGCGCTGGCTGATGCCGTTGTCCTTTAATAATTGTTTGACGTGTTGCATTGATACCTCCTGAGTGGTCGCTACTCATTAACTGCTTTTAAATAGGTAACTGGTTTGCCCATGACGATGCGGTCTGCAATCTCGTTAATGGCGCTGTGTGGTACACCTTGTGGATATTGCTTTTGCAAGTCGGCAAAGTGGTCACTTGTCCACTGGCTACCAAGTAATCCGCGCAATTGCATGGCGGCTTCAACATGGGTGTATGGCTTGACCTCACGGCTGGCGACGTGGGCGCTGGTGTCTACGGTCTGCGCAGCTTTGGTAATGACGTTTGGCACGTTCCCATCGCTATAGCTATTATCAACGTCTGCCATCGCGTCGACTGTACCGACGTAAGCGGCTTGTTTTTGCTTACGGGCTTTATCGACTTCGCTTTCGGTATCCGCGCCATAAGCGGCTTTCATCATGGCTTTGCGGTTGCTATCAGCTTGGCTCTCAGGCTTGGCAATCATCTGTACACCAATGACGGGCGCATGAATGGCAAAACCTGCGGCGTCAGTCTCTACTGGGCTAATGGTGTAAACGGTATCTAGCCAAGTGACATCAATATCAGGGGCGCGGTAAGGGTTGACGACGATATCGATCTCGGCTTTGGGGTAGATATCAGGCAGATGCGTCAGGTCGTAGGCTTGGTTTGCATAGCCTTTTACGGTATGAGTAATGGTCAAGTCGCCACGCACTTTGACGGTTTTAGGCTTGGTCGTGACCAGCTCGCGGCATATCTCTAATGACGGCGCTAACCGCAGCTGCTGATTGGTAATCGTGAGCCATATGGCGTTGCGCGTCTGACGAGTGCGGCTGTGCACGGCATTAGCATTAAAGTGCGCGCGCCACTTAGTGCAGTAGGCGTTTAGCTCATCTAGTGATCTGATGTTCAAAAAAGACAAGCGGCTCTCAAACTTGCACTCGACGATGTCGTTGTGCTTTTCGACCTGTCCTTTGGCGCGGCTATTGCCTGCGGCGTGTTCGATATGCTCAACGCCAAGGCGATCCAGTAAGTTAAGAAATAAGCCTGATAAGTTGGCGCTACCTTTATCCATGACTAGGATGTTTGGGACGCCATGCATGGGATCATTGGCGTCGCGGCGCTGGATGGAGTTTAGAAAAACTTGCGTTAAGTTCTCGCTAGACTCTGCACCCATGACGTATTCCACGTAAGTGGCGGCGCTGTAATGGTCGGTGACGACGTAGCGAATGACGCGCTCTTTCTCAATCTTTTTGACATTGGCAGGTTTGTTTTTATAAAATTCCTTTTGCTCCATCACTGCCAATCCACCTTTTGGCAAATAAAACAGCACGCAGACTGAGGCGTCTATTTGCCAGACATGATTGGGATGCAAACTGCGCTGGGTGACGTGCGCTGTCGGTGTTGCTAACTGGCTTGGGTGGCAGTGGTAGGCCTTTAGCGCTCGTAGTATGGTACTAACGGCCACGTCTGGGATTTTGCCTTGTGCCTTTAGCATTTCAGCCGCGTCAGTGACCGATAAGATTTGCTTGCCATTGGCACGGGTGGCGACTAATATCATGCCGCCGATCAGCTCGGCTTGAGCGCGGGTGATGATAGACTCACCTTTGTCCGTGCGAGTTTTACGCGGCGTGGTAAGCCCTGCATCTTTTAGCAGTTGATAGACTTGTTTGTTTGAGCAACACAGGTATGCTGCTGCTAGCTCAACGATGGCTGACTTTTCGCCATGTTTAGCACTGTCTAAGCGCTTGGCAATGGTGCGTAAATAGTCGAGAGTTGCGGTATCCATAGTGTTGCTCTTATTTTTTTAAGATTATTAGGGTTTAGTCGTTTAGCTGGTCAGGGGTCTGACCGCGCAGCTCAAAGTCATCATCGCTGACATAGCCTTGCTCCTCGCGCCACGCCTGAAACGTAGCTGCCTCTTGCGCTGGGTCATTGGTAGGCTGCGGCGCTGCGGCTGGTATATCTATAGATGGTGTATCGATCATCCAATCAGGGGTGACCATCTGCGCCAGATCAATCTCAATACCATCGGTCGCGGCAAGCTCGGCAATGCGGCCATAGGCGTAGCTGACGTCACTATCAATCTTGGCGCTTAGGTGCGGCGCGTCGGTGTCGGCTTGCTCGCGTAGGGTCAAGATGCTGGCATTAAACTGGCTGATGGCGGTCAGGATGCTGGTGACGGACTGGGCTAATTCGCTGCTGATATGCGCTTCTAGTTCGGCACTGACAACGTGCTGCTGGTCGGGCTGACGGCGCAAGCTAAGCTTGGCGTCTAGCTCGTCGATTTTTTTGTTTTTGTTGCTCAATAAATCATCTTTGGCGGCAGTATCAGCGCGAGCGTCTTTGACCGCTTTTTTTAACTCACGTACGCTCATCATTTCGATATCATCAAGCGTGATATCGCCAATGCTGTCGCCGTTACTGAGCGCGTCAAGCTGGTCGTCATCCAGTGTGACCAGCTCTAATAATTTGCTTTGACTGCCCACTTTGTCCAAAAGCGTCGACGTATTCGCATTTGAAATCTTAAGTACCGCTTGCATGAATTTTTGTGCAGTGCGTGGCTGGAAACCCAATACTTCAAGACGCTGGGCAAATTCACCATGCGGGCACATCTCTTTGAGTATCAATAAGCGCTTGCCCATTTCGACACATGCCTCGGCGGTACGCTGCTGATAAAAGCGGATCTCATCTTCAAGTGTGCCAATAGTGAGATTACCCTCGTATCCTAAGCTGTTAGCGAGTCTTGCAGTAGCAACGGCTAGTTGACTCTGGTCATTTGGTGCAGCATTGATACTGGTTTCTATTGTGGCTTCTGGAGTAATGTCTTTCATAATGTCCTCAATGATTGTTAATGCGATTATTGATTTCAGCTAAGCGGCTCGCCATGCGGTTATAGTCAGTCTGATACGCAGCGGCGATTTGCAGCATGGCAACCGATAACTGATAGCGTCCGTCATCACGTTTTTCGACCATCCCTTCATCCATTAAATCGTCTAGGTCGCGGCAAATATTTACTGCTGATGTACCGACAGACTGTGCCAGTTCGGTGACGCTAATACCGCTAAAAGTGGTGCTACGCATTGCTTTGATGATTTTTAGGGCGCGTTTAGTGGATTGAGCCATGTTGTCCTCCTTTTGCTGTTTGTTGCATAAAGAAATCACGCTCTTGTTGGGCGGTGTACCATGCAAAACCTAGTAAAATACACAGCGCTATCAGTATGATTTTGAGGTAGTCACGCTTTGGGGTAATGCGGTGCATTACTCGCTTACGTGATTCGCTTCTAAAAGGATCTGATGAAGTAGCATTTGCATTGATAGCGTTCATATCTTCAAGGCAACCCTTTTGCTCATCAATAATGATCGATTCAATATTGGCAATGATCGTGTCGGCATAAGCCAATTCACGGCGTAGCTCTTTATTGTTCAGATGGAGCGGACTTGCGCCCGTTGGCTGGGGTTTAGTAAACAATTTCATACGTTCACCTCGTTAACAGTTGTTTGAGGTTTGGCTGATAAATCAGCTTTGATACCCATAGCAACAGCAATATCATGCCCCTTGCCGCGTGTGCCTTTAACAAGACCAGTTAGGACACGAGAGCAGTATTCGGGATTGTAGTTCCGCGCTTCTGCCCATTCTTTTAGTGTCAATCCTTGATCAATGAGCTGCTTGCGAAATTGATTTGGTGTTTGAGGTTCAGTTGGTGCTGCGGTGTTAGTAGCCATGTGCTAAAATCCTTCTTTGAGTTAATGAAACAAGTTTGTACCAATCAATGTATATAATTTAATCCATTCGGATTAAATAGTCAATGAAATTTTATCAAAAATGATTAAAAAGGTAGGTAGCTATGGCTGGTTTAACTTTGGGACAACGTATCTTTGCAATCAGAGGTAAGGAGTCTAGAAAGGTTTTTGCCGATAAAACAGGCGTAGGAACAGCCACGCTACAGCGCTATGAGAATGATGAACGCTCACCAGACATTAGTTTTCTGATAAAATTGCAAGAAATGACGGGATATTCGCTTGATTATTTGGTGCATGGGCGTAATGTGAGTGTGGGTAATGACAAAGCACTCATACTAGAGAAATATGATCAAGCAGATAACGATACTCAGAATCAAGTATTGATGTTACTACTCGGCGCTGGCAGTCATGCTAAACAAACAGTCGATAGCGGCAGCATAGGATCAGTCAGTGGCGGCGCAGCGACTATCAATAACGCACCTAATAATACGACTGATAATCATGGCTATATCAATCAAGGCAGGCATAAAGGTGAGGTGAATTTTGGCAAGTAGTCCCGATAACTGGCCTGAAAATCATGGCTATATCAATCAGGGAACACATGAAGGCGACGTGTATTTTGGGCGTGTCGCACCACCGCCATATCATCAAAACGCAATAAAGTGCCATCAATGCGAGCAACATACATGGCGAAATACACCAGACTGTGTGCATTGCGGAGCAGATATTAAAGGTGAGTTAGAGTGTAGACGGTTGCGGCGAGAGATCGGTTATATGAGTCATCAGATTGATAAATATAGCTTATGGCTAATAGGTACAGCACTTGTTATGTTATTGTCTTTTTGGATAAATGTGATGTGGTTGGCTGTCGTTAGCTTTGCTATTTGCGCTTTATTGAGCGCTTATCTTGGTAAGCTTCAGCAGCGTAAAGAAGTCTTTAGAAAACGGTTGTATCAATTAAATTAATCATTAGGAGTGAGCATGGAGTTTTTTGGTGGGTTGTTGGTATTATTTGGCGTGATTGTTTTCCCTTTGATATTAATCGTGGGTCTAATTAAGCCAAGCCTGATCAAAAAACCAGACAAGACTCATGCCAGCCGTATGCAAATCGCGGTGTTTAGTATCGTGGCAAGCGTACTGTGCTTAGGGATTGGCGGTGCGATGTTGCCCGCTGTAGACGATGAGCTAACCGCCGCTGTTGATGAACCAGTTGATAAGACAGAACCCGCCAAACCTGAACCGCAGCCTGTAGCCACGCCTGAAATAGCCGAAGTTAAAGAGACGCCAAAAGCAGTTGAGCCAGCAGTTGAAGCTGAGCCTATTGAGGTCAAAAACACACTACCTGACTTTGATCTCACCTCTGACCAGTTTGTCAAAAACTACAATGCCATCATCGCAAAAGCGGATAAAAATCTAATTATTAATGGTATTGATAACGGTCAATCGGTAAGCTATGCGCCTATGCCTAATAACGCTAGTATGTCTGGTATCATCACCGACGACGGTAAGCTACGCGGCATCATTTTAGCTATTGGTGGTAACGGCACTGGCACAGAAAATCTAAAGGTAATCGCAATGAGTCTGGCTGCCGCCAATGCTGTTAATGGCTCAGTCGCTAAAGAGGAAGTCAGTCAAGCAATACTTGATATAATTCCTGCCGCTATCGATAATAAAGGCGAGAGCCAAAAGCGCGTGATTGGTAATGCCAGCTACGCTGCAAACTACTCTGAGGGCTTGGGCGGACTGTTCTTTACAATAGATGCGGTTTGATATTTGGGTTAAAAGCGAATACGTATTCGCTTTTAACCTTATAATCCTTAATTCCCTATAAAATCAAAAAACGTCTGTTTTTTATAACCTGTTAGCAATAATAAGCTAACAGGTTTTTTTATGTCTAATAACAAACCAATAATGACCGATAAAGCGTTTTTTGACTGGTCTAAAACAATGCTGGATGAATATGGTTTGACTCAAGATATCGTTGATCTAGTCAATACAATATTTCGCCCTATAAATCCTGCTGACCTTCAAGAGATCATTACTATTTTTGGTAGTGCTATTGCCGTACAAGCTGGGGCTGGCGCTAGTGTCACTTTACCTGTGCTAACTCGTGCTGATATTGTCGCTAGTGCCAAAGGTCTAGGCGTCGAAGCCGCTGCCCTAAAATCGATCATAGACGTTGAGTGCCCAATGGACGGCTTCGACGATGAAGGCCGTCCAACGATCCTGTTTGAGCCGCATATCTATTACAAGTACCTCACACGCGCCAATATCATTACCAAGCGTGATCAGCTACAAACGCTATTTCCTGACATGGTAAGCCGCACATGGGATCGCTCGCTGTATAACGTGCGTCCACAACATGACAAGCTAGCCGTTGCAGCAGTGCTGGACTGGGACGCCGCACACATGGCGTGTAGCTGGGGTAAGGGTCAGGTCATGGGCTTTAATTGGCAAGATCTAAAGTACCCATCGCTCAAGGCTTTCATAGATGCGATGCATGAGTCGGAGGCTGCGCAGATAGATGCTATGTGTCGATACATCAAGGTCAACGGCTTAGTCGATGAGATACAGCGTAATGACTGGGCTGGGTTTGCCTTGCGCTATAACGGTGAAGGCTACAAGGCGAATAAGTACGATACCAAGCTCGCAGCGGCCTATAAAAAAGCTAAGCAGGAGGGCTGGTAATGTCCGATCATGTTGAACCATTCCCTCATGAGGTAAGCCATGCTGGACTCCCCCAGACCTCGCCAACCACTAATCAGCCCATACCCACGCCTGAGCATAAGGCATGGTACGAGTCCAAAACCATCTGGTTTAATCTCATCATCACTGCGATGACGCTGGCAACGGCTGCTACGCCTAGCCTTGAGGCGCTAATGACCCCTGAGGTCTACGGTGTACTGGCAACAGGTGTGGCGTTTATCAATGCCATCTTGCGCCTTGTCACAGGCAAGCCCATCAAAGGCAGTGGCAAGGTAGGTGGTAATGGGTGACATTATTGATGATGCCAACAAAATCGCGGCGGTGCATCTAAACGCCGCGCTATCCCGTATCAAAACCCAAGCCGCTAATGATATTACGGACTGCATCGATTGCGGTGACCCTATCGGTACTGACCGCAAAAAAGCCGCCCCTCATGCCACCTACTGCATTGAATGCCAGCCATATCACAAGGAGCAGTAATGACATTGGAACTTGAAGCCTATCAAGCCATCGGTATCTTGCTCACCATTGCAGGCTCAATCTGGGGTGCAGGTTCGGCGTTTTTTGCTCGCTTTGATACGGCGCTTCGTGAGCGTGATGACTCGCTAGAAGATGCAATCAGTAACGTATCAAAGCAAGTGCAACAGCAAACCACTGAGGTTAGGCAAATTGAAAGAGACTTCCTTCTACTCAAGGCTGAGCTGCCTGAAAAATATCTAACGCGCGCGGACTTCAACCGTACATTTACTGTGGTTGAAGCCAAACTTGATCGGCTCTATGAGCTGTTAAACCAGCAAAAACAAGGATAACTGATGCCTATTGATCTTGATAAAAGCCGCCGCGAGGGTATGCGTTGGTATCTACTCGTTGCCATGCACCGCGCCGAACCACTTGGCTGCGGTGATGTGATGCTAAAAACCATCATGGATGATATCTACGGTGAGGTGACGCCCACCGAGTTGCACCAGCAGCTTAGCTATCTTGAAAAACGCAAGATGGTAATGCTGACTAAAAATCCAGACGGACACTGGCATGGGCGCTGTACTGCACTCGGTATCGATGTCGTGGACTATACGGTAGACTGCCGCGCTGGTATCGCTCGCCCTGCAAAGTATTGGAGCTAATATGGCACGCGAAAGTGCAATCGACAAGCTGGCCGCTGACCACAAAAAACAGCTAGACGATAAGCTGTTTGATAATGGCTTTAATGGCTATGAAGACTTGGCAGGTTGGCTACAACGATTAGGCTATGAGATCAGTAAGTCATCAGTCCATCGCTATGGTAAAAAGCTGGAAACCAAGTTGGCCGCGGCTAAAGTGGCGACCGATATGGCGATACACTTTGCCGAAAATGCCGCCGATGATACGGGTGCGCTATCGAATGCCACCATCACGCTGATGCAGACTGAGGCCTTTAATGGCCTTGTTGCCTTAAAAGAGCTTGAGGACGACCAGACCCCTGAAGAGCGATTGCTGTTACTCGCCAAAATTAGTAAATCTATGGCTGAGCTGACCCGCGCTAACATCACCCAAAAAAAATGGGAAACAGAAGTCAAAGCTCGTGCTCGAGCGGAGCTGCTCGCTGAACAAGCCGAAAAGCTTGAGGAACATGCACAAGCGGGTGGTCTGGGTGCGGAACAAGTAGACTTTTGGCGGCGTGAGTTCCTCGGTGTCAAATCAGGGGTTAAAAAAGGGATTTAACGTGAGCGACAAGATAAAAGCCTTTGCCAATAGCGCAGCCGTCGCTGGTGCTAAGCTTATGAGTACGCTTAAACCTGCCCGTGACACCAAGGCTATCGTGGAATGGGAAGAGCTACCCCAGTCGGTACGTGATATTCCTGATACGTTTAATCCTATGGCGGATGGGTTACTCATGCGCCACCAATCAGAGACCATTGCACTGTCGCATGAGTATGACATCTTGGTCGTGGAAAAAGGACGGCGAACAGGTATTACTTTTGGTATGGCGCTTGATAAGTCTCTGGTGGCGGCCAGTCAACGCCATGCAGGCGGCGATAACGTCTACTACGTGGGCGATACCAAAGAAAAAGGCCTTGAGTTTGTCGGTTACTGTGCCAAGTTCCTGCGTACGATTGCAGTCGCTCAAGGTCAAGGCGTGAGCGGTATTGAAGAGTTTTTGTTTGAAGACCAAGACGAACACGGCAAAACCAAATACATCACCAGTTGGCGTATTCGCTTAGCCAGTGGCTTTCAGATTGTCGCGCTATCAAGCCGCCCTGAAAACATCCGTGGCTTGCAAGGGCATGTCATTATTGATGAAGCGGCGTTCCATCGTAACGTACAGGCGGTACTAGATGCTGCAACGGCGCTACTGATTTGGGGTAGCCGTATTGTCATTATCAGCACCCACAACGGCACGACTAATGCCTTTAATCAGCTTATTAAAGAGATTGAAGGCGATGTCTATAAAGACACAGCCATCGTCTATAAAGTCACCTTTGATGATGCAGTAGCCAATGGGCTGTATGAGCGCGTGTGTCTCATTAAAGGCGAGCTGCCAACGCCTGAGGGTAAAGAAAAGTGGTATAAGAAAATCCGCCGTGGTTATGGTAGCCGTAAAGCGCAGATGCGTGAAGAGCTGGACGCCATACCGCGTGATGGTAATAGTACCAGTCTACCGACGGTATGGATTGAACGCGCATCGGTACAAGGTCGCACTGTGCTGCGCTTGATACTGCCTGAGAACTTCGTCGAAAAGACAGTCGATGAACGCGAAGACTTTGCGGATGCGTGGATTAAGGTGCATCTAGAGCCGCTACTTGCAGAGCTTGATCCGCGAATGCCGTGGTACTTTGGGCAAGATTATGCCCGTCACCGTGACTTTAGTATTATCAATCCGCTCGGTATTGAACAGAATCTACAACGTAACGTACCGTTTGTGATTGAGATGCAAAAAGTACCCGCCCGCCAGCAAATGCAAATACTGTGGGCGTTTATTGATGGCTTGCCGAACTTTATTGGCGGCGCGATGGATGCTACAGGTAGTGGTGAGACCACGGCTGAGCTGACCGCTGATAAATACGGTCACTCTCGGATCATGCAGGTCAAGCTCAACCTAAAGTGGTACGGCGAATACATGCCTAAAATGACAGGGCTATTTGAAGACGATATGATAACTATCCCTGCTGATAACAACTTAACTCAAGACTTGCGCCAGATTGAAGACGTGAACGGTATTAAGATGGTCAACACGCTAAGGCGCGAAGATTTAAAAGACCCAGACCTTGTACGCCATGGGGATTTTGCGCCGTCGCTATGCTTATCCAATTGCGCTTATCTCAACATGAAAAATGGCAAGCTGACCGTGAATAGTCGCCCTGCTGCTAAAGATAAAGAAGTGCAAAAAGGCGTCGGTATGCGCCAGCGCTTTAACTCAATTATTCGAGGTTACTAATGACCGCACAAATTACTCAAAGCTTATCATCAGAGATCGCTAGCCGTGCGGCTGCCATGTATGGCGGCTTTGATATGGGCGGTCTTATGATGGCGTTGCCCAATCCTGATGCGGTGCTCAAAAAACTGGGACGTGATGTCGAGGTATACCGCGATATCCTAAACGACCCTGCGATCAAAGGTGCAGTACGGCGTCGGCGCTCATCGGTGGTTGGTCTTGAGTACGGTCTCACGCAAGGGAATGCCTCTGATAAAACCCTCAATCTATGCCAGCAAACTTTGGCCAATATCAATATGCGAGGACTCACTCGTGAGCTGCATGACGCAGCACTGTACGGTTATAGTCCTGCTGAGGTGTACTGGTCTAAAGGCACTGGCAAATCAGGTGGGTTATGGCTGCCTGAGCGCGTGATCGGTAAACCGCCTGAATGGTTTAGTTTTAACCATGATAATGAGCTGTGCTTTCGCCAATTGGGTAATATCACAGGCGATGCTGTGCCTGATATGAAGTTCATCATGGCACGTAATGATGCGACCTATGCCAATCCTTATGGCGTGGCAGACCTTGCCGCCGTCTATTGGTCGGCGGTATTCCGTAAAGGTGGCTTGAAGTTTTGGCTACGGTTTGCCGATAAATATGGGCAAGCTTTTATCGTGGGCAAGCATCCTCGCGGCACGCCTGACAGTGAGGTTAACCTAATACTTGATAGCCTTGAGACGCTAGCGCAAGACGGCGTAGCAGCGATTCCTAATGATGGCTCAGTTGAGATATTGGAAGCAGCTGGTAAAGGCGCTACCGCGGATATGTTTGAGCGGCTGCTGAAGTACTGCCGTAGCGAGATTAATATTGCGCTGCTGGGTCAAGACCAATCGACTGACTCATCCAGTACCAATGCCAGTGCACAAGCAGGTCTTGAGGTCACCGATGATATCCGTGACGCTGATGGCGAGATGATCGCTGAGGCAATCAATACGCTGCTACGTTATGCGGTGCAACTAAACATCGGTGACAATGAGATCATGCCAACATGGTCGATGTGGTCAGATGAGGACGTGACTGATAAGCTCGCCACCCGTGATGAAAAACTACAAAAGGCCGGCGCACGACTGACGAAAGTGTATTTTCAACGTGCATATAATTTGGCAGAAGATGAGGTGGAAGTTGACGAGGTAGTTAAGGCTGCGCCTACTGCGCGTGCTAACAAGTCTAATGCTAGCGCTCAAGTATCAGGAATGAAAGCGGATTTTTCTGAGCAAGGTTTTACGCCTGTGCGTCTGGACTATGCGGATGCCAATATTGATAAGCTGGCAGCAAGCAGTCAGTCATCGGTCGATGAGTGGTTAGTAAGTCTTGAGACTATTATCAATACTGCACCAAGTCTTGAGGCGCTGCCTGATATGATCGCCCGTGAGTTTGATAACTTGGATGATACGCAGCTCATTGAGGTGATTGCAGAGGCAATGACAGCGGCAACGCTGGCGGGACGTGCTGAAGTAGTCGCTGAAGTCGTTGATGAGTTAACCTTATGAGTGAGTTATCAAAAACCCAAGCGGCATTTGGCCTTAAGTTTCAATCACAAATAGCCTTCTTTAAACAGAAGACGCTGCTACTAACGCCCACATATAAAGACATACAAGCCGCGCAGCATGACAAAGCGTTTACGGTAGCAGGTGCGATGAAAGCAGACTTATTGCAAGACCTGAATGATGCGGTAGGTGCTGCTATTGAGGATGGTGAAAGCCTTGGCGCGTTTCGAAAACGCTTCAAAGACATCGTGCAAAAGCGTGGTTGGAAAGATTACACAGGCAGTGATAGTGCCGCTGGCCGCGCTTGGCGCACCCGTGTTATCTACTTAACCAATATGCGCACCTCTCACGCTGCTGGACGCTGGCAGCAGATGACTACGCCTGAGATGCTTCAATCTCGTCCTTATTGGCAGTATCGTCATGTGACGCGTAGCAATCCACGTCTATCGCACCTGCGCTTAAATAATACCGTGCTACGCGCGGATGATATCTGGTGGTCGATTAATTACCCGCCAAACGGTTACGGCTGTAATTGCTATGTGCGTGTATTGAGTATGGCTGATATGGATAGATTGGGTCTAAGCATTGCTGATACACCCGATATTGACGGCGTGGCAGCAGTAGGATGGGAACATGCGGCAGGCAGTACGTGGAAGCCAACAATTAGTAAATACGCGCCTATCATTGGTCAAGCACTACTGACAAGTTTGCTTAATGCAGGTATTGATGTCGATGATGCTTTGTAAGGGCAATAATGATTACCATCAATATAGACGGTCTTGAGCAAGCCCAGCGTTATGTGCTACGCATCATAGAGCGTGGCGGTGATCTGTCTCCTGTGTTTAGCGACATGGGTGAACATATGGTTAATAGCACCCATGATAATTTTGAGAACTCAACGTCGCCTGATGGTGAGCCGTGGGCGGCTAACTCTGAGGCGACATTTGCCAGTATGCTTGGCGCATCTGATACCAATCAAAGTGGTCGTCTAAACAGACGCGGCGCAAATAAAGTGGCAAGCAAGCAGCCGCTTATCATGAATCATACGCTGATGCAGTCAATTCATTATGAGGCAGCAAGTGCTGGTGTGACCATCGGTACAAACATGGTGTATGGCGCGATGATGCACTATGGCGGCACAAAAGCAGATTATCCGCATTTATGGGGTGATATTCCTGCACGTAATTATCTGGGCGCAAGTAACAATGACGTGACTATTTTGACTGATCTCATCAAGAACCATTTAATAGAGTGATAGGCGCTCAAATGCGATTTAAGCGCCTTTGGAGTGTCAATGCGGTGAATGCTCATGCTTGGTTGTTCAGCTCGTTTATAAACGTTTATAAACGCCTTTTTGATACGCATTATAATACTACTCATCACATCATCTGCTAGTTATTGTCTTAGTCCTTATCTTATCCTTAATCTGCTATAAAATAATCTGCCCCGTCAATCACCTACCATGTGTCTAAATGCCAAACGGTACACCGACACATGAAACGCATTCACATCTTTAAAACAGGTACGCATACCGACAGTCACGGCCAGACGCTGACATTCAGTGAGGCAGACCTTACCGCTGCTGTAGCGGCCTACGATCCTAATCTGCATCAAGCCCCTATCGTCGTCGGTCATCCTAAGACTGATAATCCAGCTTACGGCTGGGTGCAGTCATTGAACGGTGATGGTGGCAATCTGTTTGCCACCCCTGAGCAGGTCAACACTGAGTTTAGCGAGCAAGTCGCTAACGGTGCTTATAAGAAAGTATCCGCCTCGTTTTACCCACCTAACTCTCCAGCCAACCCTGCCAAAGGCGCGTACTACTTACGCCATGTGGGGTTTTTGGGTGCTGAGCCACCAGCCATCAAAGGTCTACAGCCGATTGAATTTAGCGAGTCTGATGATGCGGTGACGCTGACTGTAGACTTTGCTGAAAAACAATCCGCCTTTGATACTTTTGTGTCCGCCATGCGTACGCTATTTTTTGGCGAAGACACTACGACGGATACCACGACTCATGAACAAAATATTAAACATGATACTCAAAAGGATAACTTTATGTCTAACCCTGCTGCTCCTGCTACACCAGTGCCACCTGCTCCGACCACGCCACCAGCCGTACCCGCGACACCGCCTGCCGATACGACGGATAAAGACGCCACCATTGCGGCACTACAAGCGCAATTGGATGCAAAAGCCCAAGCGGAATCGACAGCCAAAGTCCAAGCAGCTGAGAAAGAAAACGCTGACTTTAGCGAGTCTTTAGTCACAGATGGCAAGATTGCGCCTAGCGAGAAGTCAATTATCACCGCAATGCTAGACGCGCTAGATCGTGACAGTAGCCATGCCCCTGTTGAGTTTGGCGAAGGCGATAACAAACAGCCGCTAAAAGCCGCCGTCAAATCAAAACTGTCTGACGCAAATGCGAATACGTTTTCGCATTTGTTCAGTGAAGCTGCTGGGAAACCTCAAACCACCAATACAGCATTTGGTGCACCAGCAGGTACGGCGGTAGATGCTGATCGCCTAGCGCTACATGAGCAAGCGCTGACTTACAGCGAAGCGCACAAGGTTGATTACTCCACCGCGTTAATGGCGATTAGTGGTTAGGCAAAATGCTTTAACAATATATTAAACATAAAAAGGTAACTCACATGGATAAGAGCGTTCAACATCGTAGCATCCTCGCGCTACCCGTCACGGTGCAACAAGATACACCCAAAGGATCGTGGGTCGATGCGACAGGCAAACTCATGGCCGCTGATGCACTACCAATGGGCGTGACCCAAGAGGCAGCATCGGCGGGCGATATCGTATCTGTCACCGTACTGGGTACGGCAAGTATGAATATGAATGGCATCGCTAGCGGTGCGGTCATGCAGGGTGATGTTATCTGCCTCGATACGGGTAGCATGGTCATCAAAACAGCGGCGGCAGCGCTGACTGCAAGTGACACCGTGCATGGCATTGTGCTGTATGACGCAGCGGCAACGGGTCACGCGGAAGTGCTGATCAAGTAACGTTCATTACCTCGATGTATCTAACCCTATGAATCACATTAAATCTGAAAGGAAACCCTAATGGCTACAGTTGTCGTTGATCCCATCTTAACCAAAGTCGTGCAAGGTATCGGCATTCCTGCCAATGTCGGTCACGTCTTATTTCCGCGCGTCCCTGTGCAAACCACAGGCGGCAAGGTCATCATGTTTACTGACCGTGATTTCCGTATTTATAACACCGCACGCGCACCAGGCTCTAATACCAAGCGCGTCGATGTTGGCTTCGAAGGCGCGGACTATGTACTAGAAAACCATAGCTTAGAGGGCAAGCTGCCGCGTGAGAATTTGCGTGATGCCAATGCCCTTGCACCAACCATTAAGCTTGAATCGCGTGCGGTACGTAAACCGTGGAACGCCATGATGCTTGAGCTTGAAGTCCAGCAAGCACTGCTAGCGCGTAATCCTGATAGTTATGATGCCAGTAATAAAAAGGTGCTGTCTGGTACAAGTCAATGGACGAATCCTGATAGTGACCCTATCGGTGATGTTGATGACGCGCGTGAGGTGATCCGCTCATCGTGTGCCGTTGATGCCAATCGTATGGTGCTCGGCCCTGCTGCGTTCACGGCGCTCAAAAACCATCCTAAGATTTTAAAACGTCTTACGATCACGGCCGATGGCAAAGCAGTCACCGCAGCTATGCTTGCAGAACTCTTTGACTTGGACGAAGTCGTGGTCGGTAAAGCGCTTTACTTTGATGAAGTGGTGGACGATACCGTGGACGCATGGGGTAATGATGCCATTTTGGCCTACACGCCTGAAGCGTCTGAGCTTGACCGTGAAGAGCCAGCGTTTGGTTATACCTATGAGATGGAAGGTCATCCGTATGCGGAAGCCAAGTACTATGATGATAATTCTAAGACGTATTTTTATCCAGTAACGCATGAGCGTAAGCCTGTTATCGCGGGTATCAGCGCAGGGTTTTTATTTAAAAACGTAGCTTAGTAGCGTTCAGCTAGATGCTGAACAAGACGCGTTGCTAAACACAGCGCGTCTTACTTAAAACAAACTTATTAAGGATAACCCATGAAACAGACCAAACGATTAAACGCTATCGTGGTGGCAATGATGGCGATTAGTCACAACCGTATTAACTATCCTGAAGGCGCATTATTTGAAGCATCCCAAAAAGATGTGGTGTTCTTAAAAATGGCAAACTACGTGCGTGAACCGACGGTAGATGAACTCAAAGCGTATGAAGAACGCCAAACGCTAGCGACGGTTACCGCTACTGAACCTGATGATACTGATCATGCAGGGCTACAGCCACAACCGCCTAGCGATAGTGAGCCTGATGCGCCGCAATCTAAAGTTGTGAAGGTTGTCGAAGCTGATCCAGAAGCAGTGCAAGCCGAGACAATTAGTTCAGTAAAAATGCCACCAGCTGAAACGGTAGAAGTCGTTGAGCCTGAAACGCCACAACCTGAGCCTGAAGCAGTCGCAAACCCTTATGACGGCTGGCTGAAAAAAGACCTAAATGCGGAATTGGATAAGCGCGGCATAGATCATGATGCGACGGCTACCAATGACACGCTAGAAGCGCTACTCATCGAAGACGATGCAGTACAAGCTACGGCTGCGTCGTGATGAGTTATATCAGCGTTACCGACCAAAAGTCACTCGTACCAGATCGCGTCATGATTGAGCTAGCGGACGACGATGCCGATGGTATCGCTGATGTTGGGGTTGTTGAAACGGTCATTATGGAAGCTTGTGAGACAGTCGATGGCTATCTACGTGGACGCTATAGTTTACCGTTTCGCAATACACCAACAATCATCTCATCTATCGCCAAGCAGATCGCGCGTTATAAGTTATACGAGCGACGCCCTGAAGGCTTTGAATTACCAAAAACCGTACGTGATGGCTATACGGACGCGCTCAAAATGCTGGTGCAAATACAAGACGGCAAAGTGACATTGGGTGTACCAGCAGGCGAAATACTAGCAGGTCAGCAAGTCGTGGAAGACGGTGAGTTTAAAGTCCATGTGCGCCCCAGCCGTAATCGCCAATCGACTTTCAGCAAAGATCTACTTGACCAATACTAAGCATCAACACTAAGGCGGCTCCATCATGGCGATACCAGAACACAGCCAGACTAAATCTATTACTCAGTCTATCGTTGACCAGTTGGCAAGTATGGTAGGCACGGATTTGACGGTTGATTTTTATCCAGAAAAGCCTGCCAGTTATCGGCTCAATCATGCTAATGGGGCGCTGCTGGTCAACTATGCTAAGTCCAATTATCCAAAGCACGATGATACGGCGGCGATAATTAAACCACGGCAAATGGGCTTCACGGTGACAATCATCAGTCGTGGGCTACACGACAGATATGGTGCTGTACCGCTGGTCGATTGGGTGCTAGCAATGCTATCAGGGTATCGTCCTGAGCACACCGATAAGACGCTAGCGCCTGTACGTGATTACTTTATCCAGCATCAGTCAGGCTTATGGTACTACGGGGTGGACTTTGATGTAGAGGCAGTGCATGTACAGAGCTTGCATGTTCGCGAGATTTAGAGGTTATTTATGCCAGCTTATAAATATTTAGGATGTGTCACGGCCTTTAGTGAAAATGGAAATACGCAGCTAATACAACCATCAGAGATACCAATGCCGATTAATCGTTCGGAAAACAGCTATACCGAGCGGCTATTAGGAATACTGCTATTGATAGTAGATGAGTCAGTAGTGCCAAAGCGATTCTGGGCAAGTAAGCCATACCCCGTACTTGTAGAAAAGGAAGATGCTTACCAACCCACAGTTAAGCCGTTAAACATCACGCTCAAGCGGATATTAAAAGACACAACGATTGATAGCGATGCGTACCAGCCAAGCGTTAAGCCGCTCGATATTACATTACGCTCACTGCTTATGAATAAAAATATTGATGACGGCGACGCTTATCAGCCGTCAGTCAAACCGCTTGATATTACTCTGAAGTCGCTACTCATGAGTAAGAATATCGACGGTGACGCCTATAAACCAAGCGTTAAGCCATTGGATATAACGCTAAAACGGGTTTTGATTGAGCAAACAACAAATGACGGTGACGCTTATATGCCGTCAGTTAAGCCATTAGACATAACATTAAAGACAGAGGTTTAGTATGCACGTAGGTATAGCAGGAGAATTTCGCTGTGTTGTCACAAAAGCCGACGGCACAGTAAAAACTGACACAGGCTATCAAAAAAACCTTATTTTAAATCAAGGGTTAGATTTCTTTGGTGGCGGTAAAGGCAACTCTATTAACGCCAGTTGCGCGATTGGCAGCGGCAACAGCACCCCCGCAATCACGCAAACCAAACTTGATGCGTTTCTTGCGCTTGCTTCAGGTTCTGATACCACATCAGATTACAGCTACGTTGATGAGGGTGACAGTCTGTATAAAGTTTGGCAGCAGAAGAAATATCGCTTTACGGGCTTAGATGATGTAAATATCAGCGAAGTTGGTCTAGTCAGTCAAGGTGGTGCTACTAACTATCACTTAAATACACGCGCTTTAATTAAAGATAGTTCAGGTGCACCTACATCTATTAGTCTCAAACTTGGTGAAACACTAGATATCTACTATAAAACTCATAAAGTTATTGATACTCGTGATAAATCATTTGTGGTTAATTTGTTAGATGGAAGTGGTGAGGCTACACCTTACAATGTTATTGCAAGACCAGTAAACATAGGAGGTGGCACACAAGGCTCTTTAGCTTTCTCTGCTGTACATATATCTACTGCTGCTGAGTATTCTGGCAATATGGTCGCGTCAGGAGAGCTGACAGCTAATAATACAGTATATCCTTCAGGTAGTTTGTATGGTGGATATAAAGCAGTTCAAGACTTCCCCTATGTTAAGGGCAGCTACAAAAAAGGTTTTTCCTTTAATGTGCCTTTGGATGGGGGTAACGGCAACATTAGAACTATGGCTATAACATCATCAATGACTGCTTGGCAGTTACGATTCGGTTCAGTCGCTAATGATTCGCCAATAGTTAAAACTAACAAAGATATTCTAAGTATCCCATTTGAAATAAGTTGGGGACGCTATGAGGGCGAATTGTAATGTTGCCCGACAATACGCTTACTGAACTTGATAGTGCCTCGTTTTTGCCACCTCGCAATAAGTCGCAGACAGCGACAACGTGCTGGGAGCTTGGTGGCATCGCCCTATCTGACACCAGTGAGCCTATGCAGTACTACTGGTACGGCTACGTCAAAGGTAAAGCTATTTACCTACAGCGTAGCGGTGTTGAACCAATCGCAGTATTAGCGTTTGCGGGTGATGTGACTGAGATGAGCTTTAGTTTTGATCAGAATATGCGCCCAACGATTGCATACGTCGAAAATGGCGTTGCTAAGTTGTATTGGTATGACTCAAGCGCGGCTAAAAACGTGGTGACACTCTATCCCAATATCACCAATCCGCGCTTGTCGCTTGATGATAAGCGTAAGTTTAACATCGGTAACAGCGACATTATTTTTGCGTATGTGAGTGATCACAATCGTCTGTGCTACCGCCTACAGCGTGAGCGATATAGCGCTGAGTATGTACTGCTAACTGACACGACAAAGTCAGATAAGGACCCGCTTGAGCTATTTAATATTGGCATGAGCACGGCAAACCGTTTTTTGTTTGAAACTAATTAATTTAAGGACAAACCATGACCCAATTTTTACACGGTACTGAGACCATCGACGTCTCACAAGGCACAACGACCGTCCGCGAAGTGCGCTCGGGCATCATCGGGCTGGTGGGTACTGCACCGCTGGGTGATGTTAATACGCTCACCATCTGTCTATCATCGACTGATGACGCTCAGTTTGGTGAGATTACCAGCAACCATACCATCCCAGCTGCTCTGAAATCGCTACGTGAGCAAGGCGCTGGCATGGTCATGGTCATCAATGTCGGCGCTGATACGGATACGATTACTACGGCTGATATCATTGGCACTACAACCGCTGAGGGGGCGCGTACGGGTATTCAATTAATGGGCGATGGCTACGGTATCTACGGGTATGATGCCAAGATTTTAATTGCACCAGGCTTTAGTAGTGTGCCCGCTGTTGCTGCGGCTTTAGACGTAATGGCAAGCAAAATCAAAGCCATTACTTATATCGATCTTCCCCTCGGTCTAACCCCAACTGAGTCGGTAGCCAGTCGTGGTGGGGTTGCACCGCTTGGTGTTGATATTTATCAAACCCAGTCCACACGCGTACGTATTTGCTATCCTCACCGTAAGGTATTTAATCCTGTCACTGATGGTATTAAGCTTGAGCCATCATCTATCGCATGGGCTGGCGTACGTGCTCGCGTAGACCGTGAGATTGGTTACTGGACAAGCTCATCTAACAAAGAGATACGCGGGACGCTTGGGCTTGAGCGTGTCATCTCAGCACGTATTGATGATCCTGATACGGAAACCAACTTGCTCAACGAAGCTGGCATCTCAACGATGTTCAAATCCTTTGGTACAGGGTTCCTGACATGGGGCAATCGCAGTGCGGCATATCCAGTCAACAATAGCTTTGACAACTTCGAGCAAGTCCAGCGTACCAAGGACATGATTGAGATCAGTATTCACCAATCCAGCTTGCCATTTGTTGATAGCGATATTCGCCAGCCACAAATTGAAGCATTGGTCGGCTTTACTGATGATTACCTGCGTGTGCTAAAAATGCGGGGTGCAATTGTAGACGGTGCGGCGTACTTTGACCCTGCTCGTAACCCAGCAAGCGAGCTGTCCCAAGGGCATATTCGTATCGGCTATAAGTTCACGCCGATATTCCCAATGGAGCGTATCACCTACGAGCGCGAAGTCACAGGCGAGTATCTGCTTGACCTAAAATCTGTCAACATGGGAGGCATCTAATATGTCCAATAACGGTATTGAAGTCCATAAAATCACACAGGGCATCGTCTATCTAGATGGTAAAAGTATGCTGGGCAAATGCGAAACGGTCGATCTGCCTGAGCTTAAATTCTTATTTGAAGAGTTCAAAGCGCTAGGTATGATCGGTAAGATGGAACTGCCTACCAATGGCGTTGATAAGCTTGAGGGCAAGATGAAAATGAACAGCTTGTACGCGGATGTATCGCGGCAACTGACACCGTTTCGTGCCCGTCAAATTCAAGTACGCTCTAGCGTCAGTGTCCATACCAGCATGGGGCGTACCAATGAAGTGCCACTGGTAACATTCCTAACTATCTCTCCCAAAAACATGCCGCTTGGTAAATTAGGCGATCACAAAAACGTCGACTTTGAATATGACTTTGCCTGCACGTATGTTAAGCAAGTGATGGATGGTGTCGAAATCGTTGAGTATGACGCGATGGCAAATACCTTTAAGATCGGCGGTGAGGATATGCTCGCTGATTACCGTAGCAACGTCATGTAATCTGCACTAATCCTTAATGCGCTATAAAATTAAGTAAGCGGTTATCTGTTTATCCTAGCCTTAATGTCCAAAGTGGCATTAAGGTTTTTTTACGTCAATTATAAAATTACGTTTCATTATCAAATATTAGGATAACCATTATGACCAAAGCTAAAGCTCCAATCGCTAACTCGCCTATCAAGCTAAAACACCCCTTTACCACTGCCGCTGGTGCACCAATTGAGCAAGTACATGTGCGCGGTATCAAGGTGCGTGAGATGAAACAAGCCCAGCGCCGTGGTAACGGTGACAGCGCTGAGATTGAACTTGCGATGGTAGCGGTCGCTTGTGATCTGGTTCTAGAAGATTTAGACGACATGCACATGATTGACTATCAAGCCGTAAGTGCGCGATTTTCAGAGATTAATATCGGTAGTGCCGACGAATCAGTGGCAGATACTTCAGGGACTGCTGGCTAAGTGGTTTCATATTCAGCCGTCTGAAATTGACGAGATGGTAATAACAGACTTTATTGGCTGGATCGATGAAGCCAACGCGCAGATAGCCGCGCAAAATAAGCAAGCAAATCAATAAAGGGTAACGTATGGCGGATATGTCGTTAAGTATGCGGATCGGCGCTGTCGTAGACGGCTCGCTGAACCGTGTGCTGGGCGGCGTCAATCGTGACTTTGATCGTTTGGGTAGCAGCACCACGCAGCTGACCGCACGCCAAGAGCGCTTAAATCGTATCATTGAGCGCGGTATGCAGCGCGGCAATATGGATTTGACCCGCTTTAGACGTGAACAGGAACGCGTCACTCGTGCGATTGAGGAGACACAGCGGGCGCAAGAGCGGCTGAATCGCTCGGTCGAGCGTGGTCGCCGTATCGGTGAAGCGCAATCACAGGCAGGGAGTAATCTTGCTAGCAGCACCGCACAATTAGCTGCCTTTGGCATACCTGTGGCCGCGTCTGTTAAGGCCGCAATGGACTTCGAGTCCGCGATGGCAGAGGTCGGTAAAACGGTTGAATTTACCGCTGGCAATAGCCTACCCAAGCTTGGCGAGGAGCTAAAACAACTGTCATTGCAGATACCATTATCTGCTAATGAGCTAGCAGCTATTACTGCTTCAGGCGGTCAGCTTGGTGTTGCTGATAAAGACTTAATCGGCTTTACCACAACCGTCGCTAAGATGGGCGTGGCGTTTGATATGTCCGCCGATCAAGCGGGTGACGCGATGGCAAAGCTGTCAAACGTCATGCAAATACCCATTAAAGAGATTGATCGTATCGGCGATATGATCAATACCATTAGTAATAACTCACCTGCTAAAGCGCGTGAGATGGTTGCCGCGCTATCACAAGTAGGTAGCTCGGTCAAAAGCGCAGGCTATAGCGAGCAGTTTAGCGTTGGACTCACTGGTGCGCTGATCGCCCAAGGGCGTGAAGCGTCAGTGACGGCAAATGCTATTGAGTCAATGATTACGACGTTTAGTACGCTCGATATGGCGACCAAGCGTCAGATAGTTGGCTTTAATAAACTCGGCATCAATCACAATGAGTTTGCCACTAAGTTTAAGAAAGATGGACAAGCAGCCACGCAAGAGTTTTTTGATCTAGTGAATAAGTTACCGACTGAAGAACGTACGGGCGTGGTCTCTAGCATTATCGGACTTAACTACGGCGGCGATATTTTATCAGTCGCAAATAACACTGAGTTGTTAGGGAAAAACATTGAGCTGCTGGGTACTAATGCTGATGGTACTGGCAAATACCTTGGTTCTATGAATAAAGAGTTTGATAGTATCAGCTCGACTAAAGCCAACGAAGTACAGCTATTTAAGAATAATTTCAATGTACTCGCAATCACGCTTGGCGATGCTTTACTACCTGCGCTTAGTGATGCCATAACTGCTATCACACCGCTCATACAGTCCTTTGCGTCATGGGCGAAACAAAACCCTGAATTGATCGCAAGCACGGTAAAAATCGTCGGCGGTCTGCTATTGGCCAAAGTCGCGTTTTGGGGCGTAAGCTTTGCCGTGCTATCCGTCATACGTCCTATTGCGTCGTTGGTCACCACATTTAACCGATTGCGGGCGGGCATCACTGTTCTACGCAATATGGCAATACTTGGTCAGTTATCACCAATACTCATGAAGCTTGGTGGTGCATTAAGGTTTGTCGGTGGTGTGCTACGTGCTATCGGACTTGCAGCGATGGCGAATCCATTATTTATCGCTATTGGGATGCTGGCTGTGGCCGCGTATCTGATTTACCGCAACTGGACACCGATTAAGGCCTTCTTTATTGGCTTGTGGAATGGTCTTAAGTCTGCGGTCACACGCGGCGTTGGTGCTATTAAAGGCGCATTGGCAGGCTTTCAGCCGTTGGCATTTTTTAGCCGTGCATGGGCATCAGTTACTACTTACTTTGGCGCATTGCCCGCCCGTTTTAGACAGTTCGGTGTCAATATTATTCAAGGGTTAATCAGCGGCGTACAAGCCAAATTTGGGGCATTAAAAGCCACTATTACCAATATGGGTGACTCGGTTTCAGGCTGGTTTAAATCTAAACTGGGCATCAATTCACCGTCCAAAGTATTTGCCAAACTAGGCGGCGGCATCCCTGAAGGAACAGCACTCGGTATTACTCAGCAAACACCGCTTGCACTAAAAGCCTCTGAGCAAATGGCAAAACGCCTCGCGCAAACGCAATACTCAAACAGTGTACTGGGTTCGCAGAGCTTAGGCGGTGGTATGAGTGCAGGCTCTATTAGCTTTAGTCCAACCATTAATGTCCAAGTGGCAGCGGGTGCTGGTGATGTAGCAGGCCAAGTACAACAAGGGCTTGCAGCAAGCTACGCAGAATTTGAGCGGATGCTTGAGCAGGTCGAAGGCAATAGACAACGGAGGGCGTTCGCGTGATTACCCATTTAGGCGATATCAATTTAGGTGACGTACGCGGTGCTCATGGTCTGTCTCTACGCACAGGCTATGACTTTGCCAAGCACGAACGGCCACTCAATAAAGCGACTAAGCAAAAACTGGGCGCAAGGCTGGATGAGTGGCGTCTAAGCTTTAAATTGCACCATGCTTTTTGTGATCCGCAAGTGGTTTTAGATAAGATTTTAACGACCTGCAATAAAGGCGAGCCAATGCCGCTGGTGTTTGACTATGTGGACTATAAAGGCTGGGTGACGCTTGATGATGTCGATGTCAACTATCAAGAGATTGCCCCCAATGGCAAGCCACTAGTGATTACAGGCTCGCTCTCCTTATCAGAATTTACAGGCGACACGACGACGAAACCTACCGCCCCTGCGGTACGTGATGACAATCAATCATTATCCAATCCTGTGCCCGTACAAACCGCTACCAGTGATAATGTCAGTGAGCTATTGCCCACGCGGCAACCGATGCAACATTTGGAGGATGCGCTTATTGCTCAGCATCGAGCGCGAGCACTAATACGCACATTAAGCAGTGCGTCCAGTGGTGACTTTTCTGCCATTAATAATGCCACGTCTATCGTGAATGGCTATTTTGCTAGTAACGACTGGACAGGCAATACCGTACCACCACTGCCGATCATTGATAGTAGTAACTATGGCGACTTGTCACAGATACTAAACGATCGGCAAGCAGTCATGCTTGAGCTGACACGTAGTGCAGCAACGAGGCAATCACTATGAGTCGAGTAGCCAAAGGTTATCTACAGCATATCGCATCAGATGGTGATCGATGGGATAGCTTGTCTTATCAATATTATGGCGATGCTACGGCTTACGAGCAGATCATAACCGCTAATCGTCATCTGCCAATCACAGCGATGCTTACGGCAGGTCAGATCGTCTTTATCCCTATTATTAATAAACCCAAAGCAAAAGGCGCGGACACTATACCACCGTGGCTACGTGATGATGGTAGTGAGGTGAGCGATGATTGATATGCCTGCGTTTGAGCTGCTGTATAACAACAAGTCAGCCACTCACGACATTGCCTTGCATCTGCTTGATGCCAGTTATAAAGACACGCTAAAGGGCGAGTCTGATGAGCTGGACATCACACTAGAGGACACTGAGCGCAAGTGGATGGATGCGTGGTATCCGAGTAAAGGCGCAACGCTTAACTTTAAGATCGGTATTGACGGCGATAGCGTACTTGATTGCGGCCAGTTTGAGATTGACGAGATTAATATCACTGATAGCCCAAACACAGTACGGATTCGCGCGCTATCGGCTGGGGTTAATAGTCCATTACGCACAGTGCACTATACGGCATTTGACGATGTGCTGCTCGCTGATGTAATCGAACAAGTAGCGGCGGCTTTGGGTTATACGGTTGAGGGTAAAATTTACCCGCTGATGATTGAGCGTGTGACACAGAGTGAGACTGACCTTGCGTTTATCTATCGTCTGGCCAAGCAGTACGGCTATATCGTCAAAGTCAAAGGCAAGCGCCTTATCTTTAGCCGCTTAGATCAGCTTAAAACAAACAGCAGCGTCATCACCTTACATCGCCACCAAATTGATCGCGGTTGGGAGTTTCGTGACCAAATTCGCACGGTCAAAAAGGAGGCCGTCGTCGCACGTCAAAATCCAAAATCTAAACGCCTGGTAAAGTCACAATCTAAATCTAAAGGCAAAACATCAGCGGATAAATCAGTCAGCCGCGGTCAGGCCAGTACTGCCTCAGTCGCTAATGCTCGCGCTGATGCCAATTTGACGCAAGACAATGACCCAAAAGCGGTAGGTCGCTTGAGCAGTGCAGGTAATACCTTGCTTGTAGCTGGTGCTAATTTTGATTTAGCAGGTTTTGCACGGTTTGATGGCAAATGCTTAATCAATACTGCCACGCATACTATTTCTAGGCGTGGTGGCTATAGTACAGGCATCGAATTTATAAGGCTTAGTACATGAATATTGTCTTTGGACTGGTTGAAAACATCGAATATAAACCGCTACGCATTCAGGCAGTACTACCAGACATGGGTGATATATTAAGCCCGTGGGCACTCGTACTTACTGCACGTAGTCAAGGCGCTAAGACTTACGATCCGCCTGTAAAGGGTGAACAAGTCGCTTTACTGCTGTCTGACAATAATGAAACAGCCATTTGTCTTGGCTCTGTGATGAGCGATGTCGATAATAGCCCAGCCGACGATCACCGTTATATCAAAAAATTTGACGATGGGACGCGCATCGAGTATGACAGCGCTGTGAGCTTGTTAGATATTAGCGCTGTGGGGTCTATTCAAATCGTTTGCGATGGTGATTTCAATCTGACAGCCGCATCAGCCACTATTAACGCACCGACCACTATTAATGGCGACACGACTATTAATGGTATAGCCACTATTGTAAAAAACGCAGTCATTGCTGGTATCTCATTTATTTTGCACGGCCATGCTGGTATCGAACGTGGCAGCAGCAAGACCGATAAACCCAGTTAATCCTTAATCCGCTATAAAATCAAGAAGCTGCTTAGCCCCTTAATATAAAGCCTCTCCCCCAAGATAATACGATTACTCATTAGGTATAGGAGGCGACTATGTAGTGCTTAACTCATCAAAAATGAAAACCGAGAAGTGAGATACCCATAATACGGATGGCACATGACAAAAATCAGTAACAGCTTACATTGGCAGTCAAGCTTGAGTAGCGACGGTATTGTCGAAGGCTTCGCCGATGTTGAGCAAGCCATCCGCATTATTTTATCAACACCAAAAGGCAACGTACCGCACCGCCCAGAATTTGGCTGTGACGTACTGCCCTTAATTGACGGTAACTTTAACGATGTTGCCCCTTTATTTATTGCCCGTGCGACTGATGCCATATTGGCAGATGAGCCGCGTGTACAGTCGCTTAAAATTACCGCCCAGCAGTTCGGTGCGGCGCAAAGCTTTAGCGGCGCACTGTTTAACATCGCATGGACACCGATTGATAGCTTAATCCCGCAGAATATGACTTATAGAGTGTAACCGATGGATACTAGCAAGCTTACCGAGCCAAACTTTATTGACCGTGATGCAAATAAAATCACGGCTGAACTCGTTGCCAAATATGAGGAGTTCAGCGGCAAGCCCTTATATCCAGCCCAAGCAGATCGCTTGATGATTGATGTTATTGCCTATCGTGAGATGTTGATTCGTAACTCAATTAATGAAGCGGCTAAGCAAAACCTGATCGCATTCGCAAGCGGCGTCATGCTGGACTACCTAGGTGACTTTTTTGGTGTGGTGCGATTGGATGCTGAGACAGATGAGCAGCTGCGAACACGTATTCGCTTAGCGCCTGAGAGCTACGCCACTACTGGCAGCCGCCAAGCTTATATTTTTCATGCGCTATCCACTGATGCTGCCATTATTGACTGTGAGGCAGTGCGTGGCACGAGTGGTAAGATTTTTATCTATATTTTAACGGCTGATGGGACTGCTAGCCCTGAGCTTATCCAAGCAGTACTGGACAATACCAGCGATGAAAAAAAGCGCCCCTTATCTGATCGCGTGGACGTTATCGCAGGTCAAGCATTAGACCTACACTTAAAAATTAAAGTGACGCCGCTTACCAGTGCTAACCCTCAGGTTGCGCTTGATAATGCTCGTGTCAACGCTCAAGCGTTTGCTGATAAGCTCAAAGTAAAATTGGGGCAAGATATTGTACCTAGCCAAATTATAGACGCGCTAAGTGATGATAATGTCTGGCAAATTGAGGTAATAGCGCCTGCTAAACCCTTAATGGTAGAACCATGGCAATGGGCAAATGTTACTGATATCACGGTCACATTGGGAGCCGCGCAAGATGGCTGATTATGACGATAGCGTCTTACCGATGCCGTTACAGCAAACGCGGTTCATCCTATTAGAGCGCTTACTTAAAAGATTAGATTCACTAAGTCAGCATACTATTATCATGCTGACCGATCTTAATCCCGCAGACACATTACCATTTTTTGCAGATCACTTTAGCTTATTTGGTGATGGCTGGGAGTTTGCAGTCTCTGAAAACGACCAACGTGAACTGATAAAAGAAGCGATTGAGATTCACAGGCATAAAGGCACACCATGGGCAATTAAGCGGGTACTTAAGCTGCTAGGTTTTGGCGACTGTGAGTTGATAGAGCGTACAGGATTCTTAGAGCATAACAGTGTTGCTAAGCACAACAGCAGTCACCGATATGGCTACGGCGGCGACTGGACACATTATAAGCTGGTAACACCACGGCTCATGAGTAATGCTGACGCTGAGCGTATACGAGCGTTACTGATTGATGTTGCGCCGCTCCGTTGCAAATTAGTCTCAATCAACATACCAGTGAACCACAATGGCGCGATCAAACATAACGGCACTTACAACTACGATGGAGTAATTGGACAATGGCAGTAGTTACTGAAAAACCAGTCTGGGAAGGCAGTATCCGACTCATCGACCCAAACGATCCTGTGCAAGGCGGCGCAGGCGGTGTGGATAATGTACCACATGAGCAGCTTGCCAACCGTACCGCCTATCTTAAGCAGGAAATAGAAGGTATTAAAGGCGAACCGACTGAAGAGGTTACTCTTGAATCACTACTAAAGCGCATTAAAGAGTTAGAAGAAGCCCCTGCTATTACCGTAACCGTTTTGCCAATCGGTGCAACATTCGAGACCACATTGGTTTATACATCAGGTCAAGAGGTTGCAGCGGCAATAGGTTATGGGGAGTGGCAACCGTTCGCAGAAGGTCGCGTGACCGTTGGTGTATCATCCAAAATAAATGATCCAGATTGGACTAAGGTTATTGGTACTGAAGAGGGTGAGTATGAAAATACACTTACGGTTGAACAAATCCCAAGTCACGCTCACCCACTGGGAATATCTACTATGACAAGGATTGCTCATGATGACTCACAAGAAAGTGATAGAACTGTAGATACCACTGGTGTCGAAGAAGAAGGTTATGTAGGTAGTGCTGGCGGCGGTCAGCCGCATAACAATGTTCAACCATCAGTCGTCGTCGGTAAGTGGGTTCGTACTGCATAG